CTTTACAGACACATATATCGATGATAAGACTGGTAGGTTGATTATTTTTAGACTTAATAATACAGGAGAGGTTCAAATTGTCAATAATAATGCAGGGACTGTCAAATATGACATCGGTGAAATTCTTATAGATACAATACGTATACTTTCAACTATTAAGTCAGATAACGTTGTTGAAATTGAGGCCATACCTGATTCTAATGATGTAATTGGACTAAAAGACCTTTATTTACAATTATCAATCTCACATAGTAATATAAGTTGTGTTGCAGATATAATTTCTACTGGTGCTGATACATCAGGTGCTAATTACGTTTCAACATCAAGTTTCACAAATGGATCTAAAGTTCGTGGTGTTGCCATAACAGATACATCAACTATATCAACGACAACGACAACTACATCATCAACAACTACATCAACTTCATCATCATCCTCATCTAGTTACTAAATTAATCAATAATGGGTATAGACACCGCAGCCAAGAAGGTTCAGATTAATAAACTTGTCAGAAGTCAAGTACCTTCTTTTGTAGCCGAAGATAATCCTTTATTCGTTGATTTTTTAAAACAATATTACATTAGTGAAGAGAGTAAAGGTAAGTCAATTGATATTATTACTAACTTTAATGATTATCAGAAGGCTGACACATATTCAGAAAATTATAATTTAATTGGATTTACAACATGTACGAGTCTTGTAAATTCATATGATGCAACAATCAATGTAAGTTCAACTGATGGTTGGCCTGATGATTATGGATTGTTGAAAATTGATGATGAAATTATTACATATACAGGTATTACATCTACATCATTTACTGGATGTGTAAGAGGATTCTCTGGTGTTGATAATTTAAAGTCACCAACTAATCCTGAGTCTCTAGTATTTTCAACATCAAATGCAAGTAAACATGAGAATACATCTAAAGTTGTTAATTTAAGTAATTTATTTTTACAGGAATTCTGGGAAAAAACAAAAGAATTGTTTATGCCTGGATTTGAAGATAGAAATTTACATGCAAAAGTAGATAAAGCTAATTTCCTACGTCAAGCAAAAGATTTTTATGCGTCAAAAGGAACTGATGAAGCCATAAAGATTCTTTTCGGTGTTTTATTTGATAGTCGTGCTGAAGTTATAAAACCAATAGAATATCTATTTGCACCATCAGATGCTGACTATGTAAAGACTAATGATTTAATTGTAGAACGTCTTAGTGGAAATGCTGACAACGTAGTTGGCCAGACGTTATTTCAGACTGATAATACAGCTACAAGTGGATCTATTTTTAATGTTCAGTACTTTCCAAGAGAAGGTAGAAACTATTATATAATCAGTTTAAGTAAAGGATCAATAGTTGGAACATTTGAACCAACAGGATCATCATCATTAGTTAATCCTGTATCAATAGGAACAACAGTTATTACAGTTGATTCTACACTTGGATTCCCAGAAGATGGAGTTGTGTATGTCGGAGCTGGTTTAACAGTTGGTATTGCAACTTATACAAGTAAATCTTCTACACAATTCTTTGGAGTTTCTGGAATATCATCAAGTTATACTGATAGCGACTTTATAAGATCATCTAAAACAGTATTTGCATATGAAAATGGAGATGTAAACAAACCAGTTTATTTCAGATTAACAAACGTAGCTAGTAGTGCTGATTTAAGTGATGTTGGATTCTTAAAAGCTGATGATGTTATTGTGCCAAGACAACTTGGAAAAGTATCTGATTCATCAAATTATAACTTAAACAGCTGGGTAGATAATATAAAAACAAAAACTGATGTTGCTAGAGATATTGCAACTAATACATCTAAAGTTAATTCTAATAGTAATGTAGTTACAACCGCAGCTCCACACCTTTTAAGTATTGATGATTCTGTAGTTTTACTTGACATAACTGGAGATGATCAAACTCCTGATAATATTTCTGGTACAGTTCTTGATGTTTATAATGATAAAGAATTTAGATTAGTTATAACTTCAGGTCAATTTGATACCTCCAAACTTTACAAAGTTCAAAGACAATTAAATTTTGCGAAAAGCACTAATAATCAATTAGGAGTAGAAAAGTTTGTTGCAGATGTGCAAAACACATATATCTCTAGAGATAATACTGAGGTTTATGTTACTGCTGGATCTTTACCAAGTTATGAAATAGTTGCAACCAATAGAAGTAAAACATTTACGTCATCAGCTCCTGAATTTAATTCAAATGTTGATGGTGTTACAGATAATATTACAATTGTAGGTCATAACTTTATTAATGGTGAATTGGTTAGATATTCCCCTGCAGATACAACATTAACATTTGATGCAAATAGAGTAGTTGGATTAGATACTGGATCAATATATGCGGTTAAAAAGGTCAGTGATGATGTTATTCAGTTATCACGAAGTGTTCCTGATGTAGCTGCTGATAAAGTAATTTCTATTGTTGGAATTGGTAGTACAACTACACATGAATTAGTTCCTAGTGATTTAGCTGGAAAAAATGTTAAACATCAAAACTTCTTAAGAAAGTTTCCTGTAACACCAGAGCCAAGTGACGTTGATAGATCATTACAGAATGAACCAGTTGGAATGTTTTTAAATGGTGTTGAAATTTTATCAAATCAGTCTGGTGATAGTGTTCATTTTGGAAGAATAAATCATATTGATGTAGAGAGTGGTGGAAGTGGTTATGATTTAATTACACCTCCTAATATACATATATCTGATAATGTTGGAACAGGTGCAACTGCTTATGCTGTTATTGAAGCTGACTTTAAAGGTATAGAAGTTATATCTGGTGGTTATGATATAAAGACTGTACCAAATGTAGTGATAACAGGTGGTAATGGTCAAGGTGCAACTGCAAGTGCTAGACTAAAGGCTACTAGAAATTCTAGACTGTTTAACGCTAAAGATGATGTTAATATTGGTAATGATAGAATTACTTTTTCTTCTGATCATTTATTCTTTGATGGTGAATCAGTTGTCTATGAAAAATCAACATTAGATGCTGTTGTAGGTGGTCTTGTTGATAAATCTATCTATTTTGTGAATAAAGTTAGTGATACTCAAATTAGTCTCACAAACACCTTTGAAGACGCTGTGGCGGGTACAAACATTATTAATATCACTGGTGTATCTAAAGGTAGCCATAAATTTACATCAACTGTTTTTAGAAATGTTTTAGATAAAATTATAGTTGAAAATCCAGGCTCTGGATATTCTAATAGAAAAGTTTTAGTTAATTCAACACAACATCCACCTAGTTCATATTTTGCAAGAGATAGTGTTAACAATGGAATTAATATATCCAATAATTATATCTACTTTAAAAATCATGGATTTAAATCAGGAGAAACTGTAGAGTATAACCACACAGGTACTACTATAGGTGGTTTACATACAACTCAAAATTATCAAGTTATTGTATTAGACGAAAATAAATTCCGTGTCTGTAGCGCTGGTATTGGAACTACAACTACAACGGTAAATTACTTTAAAGGTAGATATGTAGATTTAAGTTCAGTGGGTGTAGGAACTCATACCTTTAAATATCCAGATATATCTGTAAGTTTACAAACCACATCTGGAGTAGCTGTTACTGCAACATCAGCACCTGTTATTAGACCATTATGCCATGGATCTATTACTGATGTGTATCTAACAAACGATGGTGTTGGTTATGGATCAAGTGATACTCTTAATGCACACAGAAGACCTTTAGTTACTGTTTCTAATGGTCAAGATGCATTAATAACACTTGGTATAACTGATGGTGGAATTACTGGTGCATTTGTTAAGATTAAGGGAAAGGGATATGTTTCTCCTCCTGAGTTAATTGTAGAGGGTGAAGGAAAATATGCAAAACTTTTATCTAATGTTGCAAGTGATGGATCATTATCTACTGTAAATATCATTGATAGTGGTAAAGACTACACAGAACAACCTGCGACCACTGTGAGGGTCAAACAGCAGGGTTCTGGCGCTGTTTTCAGAGCGGACTTAACACAATGGAAAACTACAACATTAAAGAGATATCAATCACATATCAACCAAAATGATGATGGTATTATTGTATCAAGTCAAAACCCAGAATATGAGGCTAAATTTGCATCAACATATCTTCCAAGAAAATTAAGATTGAAGTTAGATGATAACATATTTGTTGATATTAACGGTCAATTAAAAGAAAATACAACACTATCACACTCTCCAATTGTTGGTTGGGCTTATGATGGAGCTCCAATTTATGGCCCGTATGGACATAACACATCTACTGGAGGTACTATTCGTAGATTGATTTCAAGTTACACTGTTAATTTAAAATCAAATAGACCATCAGTATCAAACTTTGTTTTAGGATCATTTATAGAAGACTATGATTATACAGCTGATGGAGATCTTGATAAGTATAATGGTAGATTTTGTAAAACACCTGAGTTTCCAAATGGTGTTTATGCTTACTTCTGTACTATCCAAGATGCAGATGGATCTTTATCACCATTCATTGGATCTAGAGAACCATCATTCCCATATGTGTTGAATGGATTTAAATTTAAGAAAGTAGAAACTAATGGACAACCGTTGACTCTACAAGATATGCCAATATTGAATAGTGGTAATATATTGAGAAATACACTACCATACAAACTTGGATTCTTATCATCTGATTATGATTATCTTGTTTCTAAAAATATAGATGATACTGAACTCCTTGTAAAGACAATAGCTACTAGTGGTATTGGATCTGTTAATATATTATCACCTGGCATAGATTATAAAGTAAGAGATAGAATTTCATTCAATAATAGTGAAAGTGGTGGTAGAGGTGCAAGTGCAAAAGTTAAAACACTTGTTGGAAAAGGTGTAACTGAGATCAATTACAATACAACCACTGTTGATCATATTGCATTTGATTTCAAAAATGAATTAGGTGTTGGTATTGCATCTACATGTCATGGTTTACAAAATAATGATTTAGTTAATATATCTGGTATAGGAACTGGTGAAATGAGATTCCTTGAAGGCCCAAGAACAATTGGTGTGGCTTCAATTACTTCTTTCTTATCAGTTGGAATTAGTAGTGTACAACTTACAGGAGATTCTACTTTTATAAAGTTAACTGATGTAGTTGGAGGAAAAAATAAGGAGGATGATATTGCAGTTGGCGACTGGTTAGTTATAGGTGATAATGAAGAGAAAGTTAAAGTTTTGCAAATAGATACAACATTAAACAGATATAGAGTTTTAAGACAAAGTGGTATTACAACATTCCATAGAGCGGGTCAAAGATTATCTATAGATCAGAGAAGATTCACATTCTCAGTTGGCATCAATACTAACTTAAATGTTATACGTAATCAGTTAGTTGCATTTAACCCACAGAATAGTATTGGTGTTGGAACTGGATTAGTCTCAGTTGCAAATCCTGTAGGTTCAGGAAATACAAATGTTGTAAGAGTTAAATCTTTAAACAATACTGTTCTTGCAGATCATGATACCCCACCTCATACAGGACAGCCTGGAAGTAATGCTGATAATGCAATTTCAATCCCAAATCATGGTTTATTATCAGGACAAAGATTAAAATATGAAAGTGGTAAAGGAACACCATTAGTTGTTTCTAATGCTGTTGGATTAGGAAACTCTTTTGCACTTACTGATGGCCAATATGTTTATGCAGTTAAGAAGAGTAATGATTTATTAGGTATAACCACAACAAGAACTGGTATTGGTAGTACATCTACATCACTTTACATTGTAACTATAGTTAATGGTAATAAAGAAGATCATACATTTGAAACAACAAACGAACAACATATAGGATCTCTCGATAGATATGATGTTATTGTACATACATCATCGGGTCATGAACTAAGAACTAAAGATGAGATTACAGTTGACATTGCACCTAATACTCTTGTTAATAAAACAATTGAATATGATACTACCGCAAGAAAAACAATTGTAGATCCAAAATATGTTAACAGTAGTGCAGTATCTACATCTAATTCTACAATAACATTAGTTGATCATGGATATAAAGATGGTGATAAGATTCTTTATTCTATTACCGCTGGAGCTACTGCAATAACCCCACTTGTTGATAGAGGAGAATATTATGTTAAGAGATTGAGTTCTAATTCATTTAGATTATTTGATAACAGAAAAGATTCCGTAAGTATTCCAAATGCGTTTATAAACATAACCAATATAGGAGCTGGAGTACATAGATTTGCAAGAATAAACCCACCAATTCAAGCACTAAGAGGTGAGACAATTGGTTTCGCTGTATCTGATACATCATTAGCTGATTTTAAACTTGAGTTCTATAAAGATGAAAACTTTACCAATAAATTTGATGGTGTTGGTATCTCAACAGAGATAGTAAGATCTGGAGTATCTGGAGCTAGTGGATCTACTGTTAAAGTAAAATTAACAGATAATATTCAATTACCACTATGGTATAAACTTGTTCCTACAACTCTTGATACCATTGGTGTTTCAAAGAGAGATTCTGAACAAGATGAACAGGTTGTAAATGGATCGAAGATAACAATTGATCCTAGCATATATGCTGGTAATTTTGGAATTACGACTACAGGAATAACATCATTTACGTATCAAGTAGGAAATAAACCAGAAATAAGTTCATATAAATCATCAGGAATTACTACGTTCAGATATCTAACATCATCTCGTAATGCGAGTGGTGGTATTAATGAAATATCTGTTGATTTCCCAGGCGTAGATTATATCAAGAATCCTGGCATCAATACTATAAAAACAGTATCTGGAAGAGATGCCGATATTCGTATGTTTGATGATTTTATTGGCCGTGCTGGATACAAAGAAATTGTAAAAATAGGATACGATTACCCAACTGATAAATCTCTAAGTCCTAGAGCTGATACTCCTGTTACAGTAACAGTTCAAAATAACTTTGCAATTGCATCTATTGGTATTGAAACAGCTGGAAAAAATTATAGTACTGCACCAGATATATTCTTCCCAGTTAGACCAAATGCAGAAACCGAAGCTACTCTTGATGGAACAGGTATTGGATCTGTAAGAATTATAAACGACAGTCTAACAGCATTTGATTTATTCCCAAATCCACCAAGAATTATTGCAATTAATAATAGTAATGGTGTTGGTATTGTTACTGCCACATCAAATGGTGCAACACAATTTCTTACAATTAAGAGTCCTTTAGGTGGTTGGAGACCAGAAGCTCATAGGTTAGGAACTAATTTCCCGTTTGCAGTTGGTGATCAAATATTTGTTGAGAACGTAAACATCAAAGGTCATCCAGTGATTGTTGATGGTGAAGAAACATTCCCCGAACCAGTACCTAGTACTGATCCACGTACATATGCAGATAATGCTATAGCTGGATATAATTCCAACATGTACGACTTTAATTTCTTTACAATTACTGCAAGAAATATAACAGATTCTAAAATTCAATATAGTCTTACTGGTATTGGTAGTACAGGTGGTTTCTTTGATTCTGTAAACAGTGCTGGTAGAATTATTAAGAAGGAAGATTTACCTACATTTAATGTAACATTTGAACATAGAAATTTTGTTAATGGTGAATCTGTAATATTCGCAGATGGATCTACAGAAGGTAACATTGTTAAGAATGAAGGATGGGATCCATCCACAAATTCATTTAGATTAGAAAACTTAACTAGAACTCCATATGTTGGCGATACTATTATAGGTAAGATATCTAAAGCTAGCGGAAAGGTAGTTGAATCTAAGTTTTATGAGAAATATTTTACATTGGGATTTAATGCAGAAAGGGAAAAAGGATGGCAGAAGAATACTGGTAAACCAAGTAATGATTTCCAGAAGTTACAAGATAGTGACTATTACCAAAACTTCTCATACTCCATTCAGAGTGAAGTTCAAGAAAAAGATTTTACAGATGCAGTAGATAGTATTGTTCATCCATCTGGATATAAAAATTTCTCTGATTTAGTTATAAAATCTACACCAACAGCTGGGTTTGGTAGAAGTACAAGTTTGATTGCAAGATCACCACAACAATCAACTGATTTGAAAGTTGATATTGATAATGTTCAGTCATTCTTTGTTAAAAATGATTTTGATTTTGCTACAGAAACAACTATATCTAATGGTTTATCTAAGTCTATAAATTTCCAAAACAGAAAACTTAGAAACTTATTAAGTGTTGCAACAGCTAAAGTTGAATTGATGGATGATATTAGTAATCAATTTACAGGTATTACAACAGATCCTAGTGGTGGTCAAATAGTTGGTGTAAGTTCATTTAGACTCACATCACAGAGTGGTGCAGTTCCTTTATTCAATAAAATATTCAATCCTAATGCTCCAGATAGTAGACATATAACTGTTAACTCTGATACTATTACAATTTTTAATCATGGGTTCCAGACTGGTGAAAGAATAAAGTATGATAATCATGGTAACACTAGTGTTGGAATTGATGCTACTAATCATGTTATAAGTGGATCATCAACCAACCTTATGCCACCTGAGTTATTTGTATTCTCTAGATTAGATAACAATAGATTTAAAGTTGCTGGGTTATCAACATCTACTACTGCGTTTAACATAAGAACTCTTGGAACTGGCACTGAACATTCATTCAGTACTATTAGTCCTGAAAATAAAACAATAATCCAGATTGATGGAATGATTCAATCACCATTGACTAACAGAAGTGTTAATTTAGATTTAATTGATGCAGTGGGAGTTGGATCAACAACTCTTAAATTACAGGCTAGTGCAAACGTTGGTCTCACTACTGTAAAATTAAATGATATTCTTCAGATTGATAATGAGTTCTTTAGAGTTAGAACAGTTGGTTTTGGATCTACAAACGCAGTTTCGGTTGATCGTGGATTCCTTGGTAGTACAGTAGCTTCTCATGCTGCAAATGCTGTACCTCAAATGAAGGGTGGTAACTTTAGAATTGATAAAGATGTTATATTTTTTGCAACACCACCATTTGGCCCAACAGGGCCTACTGGTGTCAGTACACAATCAACATTTAGTGGTAGAGTATTTAATAGAAAAGATGTTACTCGAAACTTTGTATTTGATGACATATCACATAAATTTACTGGATCTGTTGCAACAGGAAAAACATTTACTTTAACTCAGGGTGGATCAGATACTACAGGTATTGTTACTACAACTAGTGGAACTGGTGGTAGTGATGAAGTTATTAACTACGGCGTATTTTTAATTAATGGTATCTTCCAAAGACCAACTGTTGATTATGATATAGTTGCAAGATCGACTGCGCCAAATATCGGTGTTGGTGCATCTATTATATTCACTGGTGATAATCTATTTGATCTACCTAGAGGTGGTAAAGTTGATCAAGTCGATCCCGTTACTCTTGGTCAAAACTATCAACCACGAGTACGTGCAGGGGCATCGGCAGTTGTTAATCCAGCTGGATCTATACAAAGTGTAAGTATGTTGTCTGCTGGTTCAGGATATTTTTCAGGATCATTCAATATAGAAATTCAAAATCCATTAGGTGTAGGATCAACTGCTATTTTGACAGCCACTGTTGGAACTGGTAATAGTGCAGGGATGATCACAGGTATTACTACTGTAAGTGGTGGTACTGGATATTCTACACAATTCCCTCCAATAATAAAAGTAGGTATTGCAACTGGATACACGGACTTATCTGTGACAGGTGGATCTGGTTCTGGATTAAGAGTTGACGCTCTAATTGGATCTGGTGGAACTGTTATTGGATTTGATATATCAAAAAGAGGTTTTGGATATAAAAATGGTGAAATATTAACAGTTCAAGGTATTCCTTTTAGAGTTGGTGTTTCAACATCACCTTTTACTTTAACTATCAAGACAACTATTGATGATCAGTTTGCAGGGTTTAGTTTTGGTCAATTAGTTCCACTTGATGATTTTTCTGCAGAGTTTAATGGAGCTAAAAAGACATTCGTATTAACTAAGACTATATTAACTAAGGATGTTGTTAGTATTATTTCTTTAGACACTTCTATAGATGTTACAAATAATCTTTTAATATTCATAAACGATGTATTACAACAACCTGGCCAAAACTACAGTTTGGAAGGTGGTAGTATACTTAGATTTGTTGAACCACCAAAAGGTGGAAGTAAATTACAAGTCCTATTCTTTAGAGGTGGTAATCAGGACATTGAAGCTTTGAATCCAGTTAAAACTGTTAAAGTTGGTGATAAACTTCAACTATTACAAGATTTACAAGTTCCAAATCAAAGTGATCGTGTTGTTTCTGAAATAACTGAGGTTAGTGAAGTAGATACCCCTCCTTATGGTGGTGGTGGAATTAGTACTAATCCTAGTTTGGTTAGAGTTATTTCTTGGAAGAAACAAGAAAAAGATCTTGTTGTCGATGGATTACCCATTGCAAAAGATAGACCACTTCAAGTTGGTAACTTCTATCCTAGTGCAAGACTAATAAGAAACGTAGGAACAAGTTCTGTAACAACATATGTTGATAATGCGTTCCCATTCTTCAGTGCTTATGATAATAGAACAGATATTGATGGTATACCTGGCCAAGTAGAGATTATTAATACACAAGAAATTAATGTTGCAACTGGTTTAGCTACAGTTTCTACTGGAGGTAAAGTCACTTCTATAACTGTCACAAATGGTGGATCTGGATATGAAAATATTCCTACAGTATCAATAGCTAATTTCAATAGATTACAATCTGGAATAGACAGTAGTAGATTTGAAACCATTCCTCTTACTGAAGAAGTTGGTAGAACTTGGAATAAGATAACTGCCCCTGCAGACATTAGTTACAATGACATTGATTATACTCCTGAAGGTGTGTTTGTGGCTGTTGGAAGCACCTCTGGTATTCATACATCTACGGATGGAAATAATTGGACTGTTTCAACTACAGGAACATTTGGAACATTCAAAGGTGTAGTTGGACTTTCATCTGAAGTTGTGGCTGTAGGTGGTGGTGGAACTATCGCAAGAAGTACAAATGCTGCATCGACTTTTGGAATAACAACCATCTACTCAAGAAAACAGGTTGGTTTCATTCCAAGTTATACACCTAGAAATATATCACAGAGTTTAAATGCAGCTGCTGTAGGATCATACTTATTCCCTAACGCACTAACAGGTATTGGTACAACTGTACCATATGAGAGGGTAGTTGTAGTTGGTGCTGCTGGAACTATTCTTTATACAGAACCAGGCCTAGCGGGACTTACATCATCATTTGTTATATCAAACAAGTTTGCAACTCAAGATTTTCATGGTGTTGCTTATAATGATGGAACGTTTGTTGCTGTTGGTAATAATGGATCAATCTATAGATCAACAGATGGGGAAACATGGGCTGGTGTAACTACTACATCAATTACTACTAATTTGAAAGGTATCGCTTATGGTTCTGACAAATGGATTGCAGTCGGAGCTGCAGGAACTATTATCTCATCTGGAGATGATGGTTTAAATTGGTCAGTGGTAGGTGCTGGTGGAACATTCCAGTTAAATGGAGTTCATTATCAAAATAATGTTTGGTTAGCTGTTGGTGGTGCTGGAATGGCTATGAATTCCTCAGATGGTTCAACTTGGTATAAAAAACATGTAGTTGCTGCAGGGACTCCATTAGGAGCTCAATTAAATGCAGTGACCTATGGTGACAATAAGATGGTTGCAGTGGGTATTCAGTCAAGTCTTGTTTGGAGTGGATATGAAAAAGTTGGTGCAGCTGCAACTGCAACAGTTGGTGCTGGTGGTACAATCAGTGCAATAACTGTGAATGAAGGTGGATTTGGATACACACCAAATAGTAATCCTACAGTCCTATTAGGTCAGGAAGTCGTGACTCGTGAAAAATGTAATACAGTAAACGTAACTGGTGATTATGGAGTGGTTGTTGGTGTTGCGGTAAGTGCTAGTGGTTCTAACAGTCGTGCGACTCTTAATTTATCATTAGATGCTGATGTTTTCCTCAATCAAGCTGCATTTGGTAATATATCTAAAACAGGATTAGTTATTGGTGATTACTTTGTTCTTAAAAATTCTGTATTTGGTACTGGTGTAACTTCAATTGATAAAGATGGTAATAATGTTGGTGTAGGAACCAGCTTTGCTGATAACATATATAAGGTTGAGGAAATTGTAACTTCCAACACTGGTATTGTTACTGTATTTTGTAATATAAACTCAACAACTGGTATCACACCAATTACTGGGTCAAAACTCGGTGATTATAGTTTTGGTAAATTAACCAATTTAACAAGATCAACTACTGATCCAAAAGTATTCAATATTAATAGTACTAATGGTTATACTGGGATAACGACTGCTCCTGAAGTCAGACGTATCAATCCTTTAGCTATAACTTATAGTGACTTTGATAAAACAACATAAATAAACAAAAATAGTCTAGTAAAATGCCTGCGATTATTTCAGATCAATTTAGAATATTAAATGCTGCGAATTTCGTCGCTGGTGTAGCTGATACATCGCAGTATTATTATAGTTTCATAGGTTTACCGAACTCTCAAGATATTGGTGCTGGTTATGGTAAAACTGATTGGAATACAAATACTCCAGCTCCTATGGATGGATTTAAGGAATATAACGATGCATGGGATACTATGCTTGGCCTTAAACAGTTAAGTAGTGATGATGTTCAAAGAATGGTTAAGAAAACCACTTGGACAGCTGGTACAGTATATGAAATGTATAAGAATGGATATACCAGAGAAACCCAGAGTCCTAAAACATCTTCTACAAATTTATATGATGCACAATATTACGTTGTAAATAGTGACCTTAAGGTTTATCTTTGTATTAATAACGGTCAAAGTCCAGATAACCCACAGGGTAGACAGTCTTTGGATGAACCAAACTTTATAGATTTAGAACCAAGAGCTGCTGGTACATCTGGTGATGGATATATTTGGAAGTATTTGTACACAATTAAACCAAATCAGATTATAAAATTTGATTCAATTGATTTTATGCCTGTTCCAAACTCTTGGGGAACTGGTGATACAATAGATATAAAAAATAATGCTGTTGATGGAAAGATAGAAACTGCTGTAATTGTAAATGCAGGGGATGGATATCAACCCATTGGTACTACATTTAACAACATTCCTATCTTAGGAGATGGAACTGGTGGAAAAGTTTCTGTTACTGTAAATTCTCAAGGTAAAGTTTCTGATGTAACCGTTACTAATGGTGGTAATGGATATACAAACGGAAAAGTTAGATTCTACCCTGGCGCTCCAGGCACTGAGATTGGTGGGCCAATTGCAGGTTTGTCTGCGGTTGGTGTTGCTGGTACATCTGTTGCCGATATAGAAGTTGTTATACCACCACCAGGCGGTCATGGTTTTGACGTTTATAAAGAACTAGGTGCGTTTAGAGTTTTGATGTATGCAAGATTTGAAAATGATTCATCAAACCCAGACTTTATTGTTGGAAATGATTTTGCTAGAGTTGGACTTGTTAAGAATCCAAAAACTTTATCTGGAGCTGCTCTAACTAAATCTAGTGCTGTTTCACTAACATCACTCAAACTTAAAACAATAAGTGGTGGTAATATATCAGATACTACATTTACTGTAGATACTCCTATATCACAAACAATTGGTGTTGGATCAACTGCTGTTGGTTATGTTGCAAATTGGGATTCATCAACTGGTATTTTGAAAACATATAATCCTACTGGAATTGGATCTACAACTTATGGATTCAGGATGGTAGATTTCACATCTCAAATTGGGCCTGGCGGTAGTTATACTATTGTTGGTAATGCATCTGGTAATGCGTTAGGAATAGATACTAGTTTTGGTACAGGTGCTAATCCAGGCACTGCCACTACTGTTGGAACTGCCATGGTTCAACTAGGACAAGACTTCGTTGAAGGTGTGGCTGATCCAGAAGTGAAAAAATATTCTGGTGAGATATTATACATAGATAACAGGGCTGCAATACAACGTAGTGCTACCCAGAAAGAAGACGTAAAAATTGTATTAGAGTTCTAAGAAAATGCCCCAAGAAACCAATCTGAATGTTTCTCCATATTTTGATGATTTTAGTGAAGATAAGAACTTTAACAGAGTTCTTTTTAAACCTGGCATCCCAGTTCAGGCTAGAGAATTAACTCAGTTACAGACAATCCTACAGAATCAAATAGAGAAGTTTGGTCAACACTTCTTTAAAGAAGGTTCTATGGTCATTCCTGGCCAGATTGGTTATGATGCATTGTATCATGCTATTGAACTAGAAGACACATTTTTAGGTATACCTATATCAGATTACCTTAAAAAATTAATTGGTAAAACAATTAGAGGAGAAGTTTCTGGTGTAGAGGCAACAGTTGTAAATTGTGTTTTAAATACTCAGTCTGATAGAGGACATAATACTTTATACGTTAAGTACAGTAAATCTGGTAATGATTTTGTAACTAATGTTTTTAATGATGGAGAAAATTTAATAGCTTCTACTGATATCGAATATGGTATATCGAGAGTCATTGCTAATAATCCATTCGCAACAGGAATTGCTTTAAATGCAACATCAATAGGATCTGCAGCTACTGTTCAAGAAGGTATATATTTTATTCGTGGATACTTTGTTAAAGTAACTACTCAAACTGTTATTGTGGATCAATATGATAATAATCCTTCTTACAGAGTTGGTTTATTCATTGATGAAAATGTAGTATCTGCATTTGATGATTCTGACTTATTTGATAATGCAGCTGGTTTCTCAAACTTTGCGGCTCCTGGCGCTGATAGATTTCAAGTAAAACCAACACTAATTAAGAAGGATGTAGACGATCTTAGTGATGCAAACTTTATAGAATTATTAAGATTGAACAAAGGTGCCATTCAAAGAATGGTTAAAAAAACTGATTATAATATTTTAGCTGATGAATTTGCAAGAAGAACATTTGATGAGAGTGGTAACTATTACATAAAACAATTTGGGGTTCAAGTTAGAGAATCTCTTAACGATAGACAAGGAAATAACGGAGTATATTTCAGAAATCAAAAGACTTCACAGGGTAATGTTCCAAGTAGTGATAGTATGATTTTTCAAATATCACCTGGCAAGGCATATGTAAGAGGTTATGAAATTGAAAAAGTTGGAAGTAATTTTATAGATGTAGAGAAACCAAGAACTATCAAGAAATTAGAAAATCAAGTATTTGCATTTGATAAAGTTAGTAAAATAAAGGTTAATCGTGTATATGGAGCTCCATTTATAGGAATGGGTGTTAACCATGTTGTTTCTCTAAGAAATCAAAGAACAGGTGCTACTCATGCATCTGCAGCTGGTACAGAGATAGGAGTTGCAAGAGTATACGATTATAAGTTAGAGTCTGCTGCATATTCAGGTGTAACTAGTGTTTATGAATTATTTTTATGGGATATACAGACATTCACAACGTTAACTGTAAACAGTGGTCTTACTGCGGTTGACGGTTCATTGATTGAAGGTCAAAGAAGTGGTGCGAGAGGACATTTGAAGGTAGCTGCAAGTAATGCTACATCTTTAACATTAACATCAACAACTGGAACCTTTATAGTTGATGAACCAATTATTGTTAATGGTGTTAATGACACTAAGACTATAACTGCAGTCACAGAATTTTCTGTTGATGATGTAAAATCAATATTCCAAGATGTTGGCGATAATGAATTTAATGCTGATACATTGCTCTCAAGAGAGGGTAGTCCAGCTCCTGCAGGCACAGAATATACAATTACTTCAGGTGGTACGGTTACTGTAGCTGGTAGTAGATTCTCTCGTGGTATTAAAGTGAATGATATTGTAAAATATCAAAAATCTACAGAAACAGATCCAACATTTAACAGAGTATCTGCAATAAATGCTACTGGTTCACAATTAACTTTAGTTGCATTAGCTATTGATATAACTGGTGTATGTCAAAAAGAATTACCATCTGGAACTATTACAACTAGTGATTTCAAAATTGTTAGACCTCAAATCATTGATGCTAAGAATTCTACTTTTGTTTCTGATATGCCAGAACCTTCTATATCTAGCATTGATCTAAGTTCATCAGAAATAACTACTAGACAACAGTTTACATTCAATGTAAGTGGCAATTCTGCTACAATAACAATAACTTCAACCAATGAATTTTTTGAAACATTTGATGAGGAGAGATATAATATTGCATATAGTGATGGAAGTATTCAAATATTAAGAGAGGAAAATCTAGTATTTACTGCAGATAGAAAATCAGTAACTTTAGTTGGATTAACAAAGGCTAGTGATACTGCAGCAATCTTCCTTGGAACTGTAAAAAGAACTGAAGTAAAATCACAAAAGAAAACATTACAAGAGTGTTCTAGATTAGTAATTAATAGATCTAGAAAGGATGGATCTGGCACAGGACAAAACACTCTTGCAGACGGCTTAACCACACATAGTGTTTATGGAACAAGAGTTCAAGATAGGGAAATATGTCTTAATGTTCCTGATGGGGCAAGAGTTTTGGGAGTATATCAATCAAATACAGTAGGAGATGCTAATCTACCTAGTATAAGTCTTATCAATAGATCTGCAGAATTAACCGATACAATTCAAGGTGAAATTGTTGTTGGAGAAAGTAGTGGTGCTACTGCTAAAGTTGTTTCTAAGGCTGCTGGTTCTGTTGATATTGTATACACAAACGATATACAATTTGATAGAGAAGAAATAGCTACGTTCCAATCTTCTGGTATTGTAGGACAAGTTTCAATAATTACACAAGGTGACAAAAATATTAGTAAGAGTTTTAGATTTGATAATGGCCAAAGAGATGAGTTTTATGATTACTCACGAATAATAAGGAAAGAGGGAGAACCAGAACCATCAAAGAGATTAACCATAGTCTTTGATCATTATAAAGTTGAAGGTGAAATAGGTGATTTTGCAAGTGTCAATAGTTTCTCTTCTGACAATTATGAGTTTGATATGACAACTTATAAGGGAAGATCATTATCTGACTATATTGATGCTAGACCTAGAGTTGCAGATTATAACACTTCATCAGGTACATCACCTTTTGATTATGACACTCGTAGTTTTACCGTATCTGGAACTAAACCTCCAGTAATAGTTGGAGATGATGTTGTAACAGTAGGTTATTCACATTACTTAGCAAGAATAGATAAACTTTTCTTAACTAAAGATGGATTCTTTGAGTTAAAAAAAGGATCGCCTGCTCCAGTTGATGATGTAGTTGCGCCTTCTGATCCAGCTGGTGCATTTAGTGTAGCAACTATTTCTATGTCTCCATTTGCTCGTGATGCAAAATCTAGTTCAGTAGTTAGAGTTGCAAGACATAAAAGATATACTATGGCTGATATTGGTAGATTGGAGAAGAGATTAAAGAACGTAGAATTTTATACACAACTTTCATTATTAGAAACTGACACTGCTTCATTGAATATTGTAGATGCCAAAACTGGTCTTGACAGATTTAAGTCTGGATTCTTTGTTGATAATTTTAGAAGTCATAATGGTCAATCACTTAGTCATCCATGTTCAAGATGTTCAATTGATAAAAAAAGTGGTGAATTAAGACCATCACATTACACTCATGGATTAGATTTACTTCTTGGATCAGAACAAGTCATTGGTATAGGTACAACAGCAGACCCTGCCGCTGACTTAACTCAAGTTTCTGATTTACAATCAAATGATTTAAAGAGAACTGGTGATGTTGTAACTTTAGATTTTACAGAAATATCATATATCAACCAATCATTAGCTACTAGGACTGAAAATGTAAACCCATTTGCAGCTATAACATGGGTTGGTGGTGTAGAATTAAATCCTAATAGTGATGTATGGTTGAATGAAAGAAGATTAGATTCTAATGTTGTTGATATTGATGCTGGATTCACACAAGCTTTACAACAACTTGATGTAGATCCAAATACTGGATTTGCACCAATTCAATGGGGTGGATGGGAAGAAGCTTGGTCATCTATGAATGTTGAGACTAGAGAATTGGGTACGAGTACTGATACTGTTAGTGGTTCAGTAGAAGATAGAATGGGTAGAAAAGTAACAACAACCACTACATCATTAGATCTAGTTACAACTCAATTTGAAGAAACTCTTACAATAGATCGTGGATTAACTAGAAGTGGTATTCAATTCCAAGTCAATGAAAGTGTTGATACTCAAAGTTTTGGAGATAAACTTGTAAATAGTGAATTGATTCCTTTCATGAGATCTAGGAATATTGAATTTATCGGAACAAGAATACAACCAAGAACACAGTTCTATACATTCTTTGATGGTCAAGAAGTTAATAAGTATGTAACACCTAAACTCATTGAAATATCAATGAATCAAGGAGTGTTTGAGATAGGAGAGACAGTTACAGGAACTTCTGCGGATTGGCAAACATCTACAACTGGAAACGCTGCTTCTATAAAATTTAGAGTTGCACAACCAAACCATAAATTTGGTGCATATAATGATCCTACTATATCATATGCAGTAAATCCATATTCAGATACTGTTGGTATAAGTTCTAATTATTCAGCAACTAGTTCCATAATAAATGTAGACACTGGATCATTACAACAAGAAGTTCTTGGTACATTCCAAGGATTTATAAGTAAGAACATGGTTCTTAGAGGTGAAACAAGTGGAGCAGAAGCTAAGATAACAGACGTTAGATTGATAAGTGATGAGAAAGGTGCTTTAGTAGGATCTTTCTTTATTCCAGAAGCTTCCTTAACATCAGCACCAGAGTTTAGAACAGGAACTAATACATTCAGATTATCAAGTAGTGCTGCAGATTCTAGAGCGCCAATTGACAGAGCATCAGTAGCTGAATCTATATTTACTTCTAGAGGAACATTGAATACACTTCAAGAAGATGTATTGAGTGTAAGAACTGCTGATATTCAGAGATCAACTGTAGAAGATGCGACAACTGTGTCTAATCAAACTACAAGAGAATTCCAAAACCAGGCGTTTGGAGAACTTAGAATGAGTCAGCAAGTTGCATGGATTGATCCACTTGCAGAATCTTTTGAAGTTACCGAAGCAAATGGTATATTCGTGTCATCAGCTGATATATTCTTCCAGACAAAAGATGATAGTATTCCAGTCACATTGCAAATTAGAACAATGCAAACTGGATTACCTACAACTAAAATTGTTCCATTTGGTGAAGTTGTGATGGATCCAGATCAAATAACAACTTCAGAGTTTGGTACAGTAGCCACAAGATTTAATTTCCCATCTCCTGTATTTCTTGAAGGTGGTGGAACTGAATATGCATTGACCCTTATATCACAATCTAATAATTATAATGTGTTTATTGCAAGAATGGGTGATGAAGATTTATCTGATAGAAACCTAGAAGAGAGTGAAAGAAGAATTGTATCTCAACAACCATTCTTAGGATCATTATTTAAGTCACAAAACGGATCTACATGGGAAGCTAGTCAGTTTGAAGATTTGAAATTCAACTTATTTAAGTGTTCATTTGTTTCAGGCCCAGGCGCTTTGAAACTTTATAATCCTGAAACTGGTGTTGGAAATAAAGAACGTCCTATATTAAGACAAAATCCAATTAGTTTCAACTCACAAGAAGTTAAAATACAATTGGCAGGAAATACCAGTAGTAATTCAAACACAGAATTCCCAATTGGTTCTAGATTAATTCAGGTTGGTGCTGGTGCATCTGCAGAAGGAAACGTTGTTGCACATCTTGGCCCACTCGCAACTGCAACTTATCAATCAGGAACTGGTATTGGATTGACGCCAGCTTCAGGTAACTTAACTTACTCTGGTATTGGTTTAACCAGTATTACTGGGGATGGTAGTGGCGCAACTGCCAACATTGCAATTAATAGTGGAACAGTTAACAGTATCAGTGTAGCTAGTAATGGATCAGGATATAAGACAGGGGATGTATTAGGTGCAAGTTTAGGTGAGACTGGTAGAAATATAAGATTCACTGTTGGAACAGTGTCTAATGTAAACAGTGTTATCTTGAATAGAGTTCAAGGTGAGTTTGATACCAGTAGAACTCTTAAGTTCATGAATAATACAGGTATCTCAACCAACCTAAACAATCGAGTTCCTTCT